TTCCGGAAAAAAGAAAAAGCTCCAAGATCCTTAGATCTCGGAGCCAAAATACTCACACATATATACAAACTCAGAAAGCGCTGTCTATCGTGCTAAAGCCAATGCCAATAGCATCTGCAATATCATCATTAACATCAAAGCCAAAATGTTCAGTAACCCATTGAATATCTGCTGCCTTTAACTCATCTCTCTTATGCCCTCTACCTGTCTTAATACCAATCTTACTTCTCCAGCTATTAGGCATAACAAACTCAACTTCAATACCTCTATCCTTTAACATAACACCAACATATCCTTGCAACCAATTTAATGCTCTATAAGTTGCTTCATTTGTATTGAAACTTGTGCGGGGGAGGGGGTCTTCCACAATAGCCTTCTTAATCTCATATCTACTCAACACTCCCTCTAATCCTTCCCACATCTTATGTATCCTCTTATTGAGCGGTTGCCCTTTATCTGCCATAATACATCCATATTCCTTTATCTTATTACCTTCCCAAAGCGCCCATCCTGTACTAGTAGTACTCATATCCAAACTTAACCAGCGGGAACCTTGCTTGTTGGCGCCATCAACCTTATTTTCCATAATAAAAACTCCTTTCATTTTTCTAACTCTAGTATATCAAAAAATTTTTAATTTGTCAAGAAATTTTTGCTATGTGGCGCCACTAACCTCCATTCGCGCACAAAAAAAGTGGAGAGTTAAACTCTCCACTTAATTACTTCTTATACTTTTCAAAATCATTTATTTGAATATCTCCGGGATGTGTAGCATATTCATAATGAGTACATCCATCAAATCTTGAATAATAAGTTTTTATATATTCTCTTTCTGTTATTGAAATCTGTTCATCTATACCACTTATTCCTTTAGCTTCTAATTCTACTTTAATATTAGCAATGTTGTACTCATCACCATAAAAAATTACTTCATCTTTAAGCACTATCTTTGTTTGAACAAAGAAAATAACTAAGCATATACATCCTACAATAGCTAATGGTACTATCATATCACCATCTTCTATAAGCATAATAAAACTAAATAGTAAAGTTATTATTGCAAGTATTAAAACCATTACCATTATGTATCCAAATAACGTCATTTTTATTCTCCTTTAAAATTCTCCACTACTTCCAAATCCGCCTGTATTTCTGTCTGTTGTATCAAGTTCCTCAACTACCTCAAGCGGGAATCTCTCGTGATGCAAAATTACTAACTGCGCGATACGCTCGCCGGGCGCTACCTTCTGCGGATCCTTGTCATCACAAGTTAAATTAACTATAACCTCACCGCGGTAGTCGGAATCTATAACACCTACACAGTTACTTGGGCGCACGCCTTGTTTTGTTGCTTTTCCTGATCTAGCAAAAATATATCCTGAGTAATCATCAGGTATCTGCATAGCCCAACCTGTTGGGATTGCTATTCTCTCATTAGGATAAATTATAACTTCTTCTTGAATGTCTGCATATAAATCTAATCCTGCGGCGTTCCTTGATCCCCGTGTGGGGATCTGGGCTGTTTCTGATAATCTCTTAAGTTTAAGCATTAAAATGCGCTGCCTCCTGAAGTATCGTATTTAATCTTTGTGACACCAATAGGCTCTTTCTCGCTGTCGAAAATTTTTGTAATTGAAACATTATACCACTCGTCAACAATTTCGCCTTTTGATTTTGCTTCTTTCTTAGTTTTCATAGACTTTTTAATCTCATATGCGGAATCTGCGCGAGCCTCTTCAAGGATCTCATCAGCTTCGTCTTCGGAATCCGCACGATACTCTTCTGTTACTTTTAATAGATATTTACCCATTATTTTCTCTCCTTTAATCCGTTTATAATATTAATTTCTAAATCTTCATAATTACGTTTTCTTGAATTCTCTAATCGTTCTATATACTTTAAATTAAATTTCTGATTACCAATTACAATAATATCTTTTATGCTATACCTTTTGGCTAAAGCAAGAACAACTATTGGATCTATATTATTATAGACAATTCTTTCACGCCCATCCTCAAATTCAACAATAGTTTTGTTATTCAGTATAAACATATCATTCTTAATAACTATTACTGATTTATTCATATTATTTCTCCTATCTCTATTACTCCGTTATCGTAGGGAAATAAATAATATACATGAAAATCTTTATCATCATTGGTTTTTAACCAAATCTCATAAGCCATCTTATCTTCTGTTACATGAATATCATAGATTTCACCACGATTATGTAAACAGTCAATCAAAGCTTCTTTGTATTCAGGTCTACCGCTGTTTAAATCAAGATCGTTAATATGGAAAATAGTGTAATCTTTTCTCTCATTACATAATAGCATCACATATTTGCAATAAGTATTCCATGCCCAACTTGTTGTCCTTACCGCAATATCTTCAATAGCCTGACGAATCTTAAAACTTGACATTGATTTACCATTCTCGCGAAGCAATGTTTTATTCATCTCATACATATTAGTACCGATTTCAGACTCTTGTTCTTTTAACTGGTTTAACTCATCACTCATTAAAATTTTCTCCTTTTTTATTTTCTATATTTATTATATCAAAAATTTTTTCTTTTGTCAACACCTGTTGATTGCGGGAACCCATAAGCGCTAGGGTAGTATCCCTTTCCGCAAGTATAAACCGGCCTATAATCATTTTATCTACACAGCTATATATTCTCTGTGCGACCTTATCTTTTGGCAACTCATCTGCTTCATAACCAGTCCAAAGAAAAATTTTAATATCTGGATAAGTTAATCTTACCGCATAAATAATTGTCATTGTATAACCAATGTTCTCTGGCGCCAACGGCTCGCCGCCAAGTATACTGAAATTACGTTCTATTTTATTTCGTCCAAGAGCCTCTATAATATTTGCTAATAGAGTATCTATATCTATTTCTCTTCCTCCATTAAAATCCCAAGTTTCTGGATTGTGACATCCCGGACAATGAAAGTGACAACCTTGCATGAAGAGGGAAACACAAATTCCCTCTCCATTAACAAGATCTTCTGTTATTAAGTTAGCGTATCTCATATTCTATCCCCGTGTGTTTAACTCTTTGTTCAACCTCTTGTTGCTTACCCTTGTTAAATGCGGTAGTGTAGTTACCTGTCAAGTATCCAGTCACTCTTCTTAACCTCTGGATATTGCGGGAGCCGCACATCGGACAACAGTCATTGATTTCATCAGTGTAACCGCAGTCCATACAAGTGTCAGGACAAGTGTTAAGGGCAAAATAAGGAATGTCCTTATCCATTGCATAGTTGACTATTGTTTCAAGAGCGTCAATATTATTCTTAACATCACTATCTAATTCTACATAAGTGATACAACCTGCGCTACTATAAGGAGTTAACTGAGCTTCAATATCAATCTTATCAAATGCAGACATTTTCTCCCATACAGGTACATGCATAGAATTAGTAAAGTATTCCTTATCAGATACATTAGGAATTATACCATAAGTTTCTTTAAACTTCTTCATTGCAGTATAACATAAATTCTCTGCTGTTTATACCTTCGGTTTCCCGATATTTATTAGAGGACTAGACTATATCTTCATCTTATTATTCTATTACCAAATAATAAGAGCCTTGTATTTCGCCATGCCTGGCTACGCTACTCGCTTCTTCATATTAAAATTTCTTTTAATACTATGCTTTTGCTAGTCGTTAGAGAACGAAACCTTTTTCTTCATATTCAGACAAATATCTAAACCAATATCCACATCTAGGTTTAGTTTTTACTTTATGATTACATTGATTTAAAATTGTTGTTTTATTAATATTCAATTCTCTATATGCTTCTCCAACTGAACCATATTTTTTAATTAAATTACCTTGTAAATCAAAACAACAAACATGAATTGATTGTGGATCTTCCCATCCTTTTTTATTCTCAATAAATAAATGGTCAAATGCATCTTTTGTATTTTCAGAAATTGTACCCCATTTTAAATTGGAATAATGTTTATTTTTTTTATTCCCATCAATATGCATTACAATAGTATTAACTTCTGGGTTTGGATTAGGAACATATAATTCAGCAACTAATATATGAACTCTTCTTTGACGCTGACCTTGTGGATAAGTAATTCCACAATACCAGTATCCATGATTTTCCCATTGAGATTTATGAAAGAATTTATTATTTCCATAATCTTTGTAAATTTCTCCCGAAGGAGTTATGTAATCAGTTTCACTACCTTTAATTAATCTCATTTCCTCTTGGATATCTTCTCGATTAATTAATTTTTCTGTCATTTTTCTTGCTGCCATATAATTTCTCCTTTATAATTATTCTATAATATATAAAAAATCTATTATACACAAGTGACAGTTTTGTCCAAAAAATATATTTAAAAGGTTTAATCCTACGGGGTTAGCTTGCCTTTATCAGGTTTAGCCTTTCTTATCAATTTATTACATTCAGCCCGTTTAACAAGGAATTTGTACTTAAAATCACTTTTAAGCCACCCACATATGTTTAGGTGTGTAATAAACTCCAAAGTTTAATTTATATTTCTCTTTAAATTCTGCGCATCTAGTTTTAAATAACTGTTCAATTCTCTTGGCTAATTCCATACCTTTTGGAGTTGTATGGTTACAGCCTATAAGAATCTGAAGGCATTCCGCAAGTCCTAATTGACCAACAGCAAGTGTTCCATGCTTCAGCGCAGATCGTATATCTTTTCCATCATAGCCAGCTATCGTACAATTCTCATACATAAATGCGGCAGACCTAGGATCCTGTGAGCAAATCCACTCGAATCTATCTATCAACGTGTCTTTTGCATCACTAATGTATTCATCTAACATTTCCATAAAAGTATCAATGATATTTTCTTCATTAGCATCTTCTGTGGAGTCCATAACAGTCTCTTGCGCTCTCATAGCTATTGTAGGAAGAATTATAGTTACAGGACAGATGTTTCCACGTCCATCTTTCTGCTGACCAAGTCCATTAATATCCCAACCATTGGCAGTTCTACAACCCATGGTACTAAAGTATGTTCTAGGATCATCCTTGAGATACCCAGCATTCCCGCTCCAATCCATATTAGCATAATTAGGATAAATTCTAGTTGCTGTTGATTTTAGAGCTAATCTATATAAATCATAGTTAGGATCTCCAGGTTCTCTGTTGATTCCCTTACCTGATTGGAAAATCCCGCAAGGGAATATAGCTGTACGATAATGTTTGCCAATACCTTTTAAACAACCTTCTATAATAAATTTAGTAATTAATCTGCCTTCTGGTAATGTACAAGTTCCATAGTTGATACTTGTAAATGGCAGCTGATTTCCACTTCTACTTTGAAGTGAGTTTAGATTATGATACATACCTTCAGCAGCCTGCTCACATTCTTTTTCAGTGTGCTTTAAAGCATATCTATAAGCCTTATGTTGCTTAATACATTGCCAATCTTGCTCATTGAATGTATTCTCATTTGTGTTGGCACAATCCCAGATTTTGAAGTTATGCTGATAATTGTCAATAGGTAATTTACTAAAGTCTTTACCTTCAAGCATCTTCCTAAAGAGATTCTGCATAATTGCGCTATCTTCACACCATTCTATTCCATCTAGAAACCATTTCCAAAAGCTAATTCTGTAATAAGGAACTAATGTCCAATCCAAATGAGTTGCGGAAACGCCACCAAATTGCTGAAGTGACTGAATCTGGAATATTACTGCTAACAGCTGGAATGCTGTATCGACACTCCGAGTCCCGCGAATATCTGACTGACGAAGATCAAATCCGTATTTTAGTAAATCATCAAAAGGGATTGATAGACAATTATGATCGCCAACTACATAGTGATCCAAGTCATGTAAATAAACAATATTATTAACATGATTGTATCTTGTAGTTTCACTAACCATATCATCAAGAGCAATCTGTTTCATCATTGCGGAAGCTGCCTCGCCGATCCTACCTCCAAATGAATGTTCATCAAGATTGGCATTTTGCTGTTGTACATTAGATGCAGCTAATTTTTCTTTTATTATCTGTCTTAATGCAGTCTTACGATCACGCTCTGCGGTTCTATCATTTCGATAGGTAATATAAGCTCTAGCTACATCTTTTCTTTTGCAAGACATAAGACCATGTTCAACTAAGTCTTGTGTTTCTTCTACTGAGATGTCTGTTCCCATTAGTTGCTTTTCTTTGTAGATTTCTTCTACTTTCTTTGCGATGTTTTCTGCTTTCTCTAAAGCATATGGTGTAACTTTTTTGTCTACTGCATTAAATGCTTTCAATACAGCTGACTTGATTTTGTCTGGGTCGAATTGAACTAATCGACCATCTCTTTTTTCAATCATAAGCTCCTCCTAATTATTTTTATAGTTTAAGGATTACATTGTAACATATTATATAAAAAATCAACGAAGACGTTTAAAGATTTTTGCCCATGATTCTGTAACTGCATTTTTAAACATTTCATGTTCCCAATAATAAGTAGTGAATTCATGTATATCCAAACCTTCATTATAGATGATTACTGTTGGATTAAAAATTAAATGATATTCATCTATATCTTTTTTATCTGTTTGAAATCTTCTTATAATTTCATCACAATTAGGATTCTCTTCTCTTGTCAAGCATCTTATAAGTCTCATTTTATCAGAAGCTGTAACATATAGAGTTATTAAATCTATATCCGGATTTTGCTGTAAAGCACATAAACCTGCGGGATTGAAGACTCCAATATTAACAGTATCTTCAGATAATGCAGACATTTGAGTACCATAAAACCACCCTCTAAACTCTGTGGCTTCTAACATCTCACCGCTTATGATCTGTTCTGTCATTCTTCCTTCTGATATAAAGTGATAATCTTTTCCATTTACTTCACCTTCTCTTGGCGGGCGGGTTGTGCAACTTATAATTGGATTTATTTTAGGATAATGAGATACCACCCAATTAAGGATGGTATCTTTTCCAGAACCGCTTGCACCATATAATGCTATTATACAATATTTTTTATTCATCAATTTTACTCCTATCGTGTACTAATTCTATATCTCCATTTTCATATATGTTTGTTATCTTATATAATTGATGTGTTGGTGTATGACTGTATGACTTTGCTACAAAGGTGTCTTCTCTGCGGAAGCCTGTTACCATTACTTGAACTCCTTTACGGAACCAACCTTTTTCGATAACTTTCTTCTTACCATCCGCGCCAACTTCAGATATTTGTCTTTTGAACATCGCATAATACTCTTTTCCAAATTTTACATCGACAACACCTGTTGTTGTTAAGATAGAAATTGTAGATCTCTTATCATCTTTACAAATCACCGTTCCAATAATTTTGTAAGTTTTAAACAAAGGAACACGGAGCTTTCCGCGCTGGAAGTACTTTTCTACTTCAGGTGTTTCTGGCAGCTGCTGATAATCCGCGAGACCATATTTCGCAACATTTACTTTTGCTAAATCATGTTCGTGATAGTAGAAGCCTACACTATCAATCTCCCAACTTGAGATTGTTCCACTTGCATACTTATCCCAAAGTTCTTTAAAACCTATGAAGTTAACTTTATTTAATACTTCCTCTTGATTGTCCTTTAACCATTCTCTTGCTTTATTCATTGTCTTTGAGTAAACCTTATCCCAATATTTCTGCGAAACTGCGAAGAACTCGCCGAACTGGATTACTTGATCCATATCAAAATACTTTGCATAAAAATCATACATATTCTGTTGACCAAAATAATATATCGGAGTTCCACTCATTGTTGCTTTAAAATACTTCATAGCTTTATTAAAGTGAAATACTCTTATTTCAAAATCTAGCTTATCTTTTGGCACTAAATCTTTTTCCAATAGACCACTAAAATTCTGAAGATTTAATCTTGTCTTAGGTTCACTTACTAAAAAGAGATATAGAGCCATTACCGCAACTCTGGGTTCAACACCAAGTTCTTTTGCTAATTCTATCTCTAAGTTATCAAATGCGCCTGCTTTAATTAGACTTATCATTGCGGGCTTCTTTATCGGACATCTTTGCATAAAGTCCTTTAAACTACTAAACGGACGCTTTGCTATTATATTCTTTATAATATCAACATTAACTCCTGTTAAAGCTCTAAAACCAAACAAGATTTGCTGATTCTTTACATCAGGTTCAAACTGAAATGAAGATTCATTTATATCAATTAATGATACCTTAATGTTATTTGAGATAATTTCGCCAAGAGCTCGCGCATTCTTACCATAATCAACTGACTTTGTCTTTTTCTTTGCGCTAACTTCAACTGCTTCCTCTTCAACAATCTGCTCTTCTTCTTCATCAGCTTCTACATCTATTATATCATCTTCTTCTTCGTCATCTTCATCTTGAGAACAACTATTAACTATCAGACAAGCTGTATCCCAATATATTGGATCCCAATTCGTTGCAAGATAAACTGTCTGGAAACCAATGAACGAGTATGCTAATGCGTGAATGATTGAGAACGAATAACCCATCTGAGGACCAATTCCACATTTCCAGATATAATGACCAAGACATGGAGACTTCGCCTGCTCTAAAACCTTATCCCTTAATCCGGGAATCTTGTTCATCTGCTTCTTACCGACAATCTTACGTGCGGTGTTAGCTTCCGCGAGCGTGAACCCGCAAATATCAGGATCCATTAACATCTTCATCATTTGCTCCTGACTTGGCGGAACTCCATGTGACTTTAAGAAATAAGGTTTAACTACTTCCATTTCTTCTTTTGTTAAACCATATTCTCTCATTTCATTATACCATAACTCAATGTTATTCTTAAACATAACATATTTATCCATCGGAGTTATCTCACCTTTTTCTGCTGTCATAAGACGCATCAGACCATTCGCATCTGCTAACTCCATAATTGAGATAGGTTTAATTTTCTTTGCCGCCTGCTTACCTACCGGAGAATCGAACTGGAAGACATTTATAACATCCATATTATAAAATCTTTGCCAATACTTCATATCTTCAATAGGAAGAACATTCGGATTGAGATACTTATTATAAACTTCTCTTAAAGATAAATTCTTATCTATTTCACCATATTTCTGAAGAAGATTGATAGTGATTGCTATTTTATCTTGGATTTCTGTTACAAGGAAGTCATACTTTGTCAAACCTACTGCTTCATCCATATGCAGATCATATTGAGTTATAATTTCCCAATTCGGAGTTCTCATAAAACAACCAAACTCATATGGATCTTCATCAAACAAAATAACACCTGATGCATGACTTGAACGCTTATTAACTAGACCTTCAATACCTTGCATAATTGTTAACAGACCAGGATACTGGTTAACTTCATCAAGGAATAATGCTATTGGCTTTCTATCTTTCTCTGGATTACCATTTATAACATCAGATAGCGGCCACACGAATCCACGCTCCTCAGGGATAAGTGATGAAAGATACTTTGCTATATCTGTGTCAATTCCTTGTGGACATTCTTCACTTCTATACCCACGACAAGCTGTTAAGATTGTCGATCTTGTACTTTCTGTACCAAAAGTTGCAATCAATGTACAACCTAAGTTTGCGCGAGCCTGTGCATCTATACCCTCTACGAAGTTCTTTCCTCTTTCTTTCTTTATTTCATTTAATATCAGTGGACGCTTACTAGGACATAAATCTAAATCAATATCACCTAACTCAGTTCTTTCCTTATTTAAATATCTCCAAAATGGAAGTTCCCATTTGATAGGATCAAGCTGAGTTATTCCTAATAGATAGTGGTTCAGACCTGAACAAGATGAACCTCTTCCGGCGCCAACGATACTTCCGCACTTCCAAAACATATCAACATAATGAGATAACGTTATAGGATATGCAAACATATTTGTGTTTAATGCCTTACCTATTGTTCTTTTAATATCCGCTTCTTCCTCAAGCCGTGAAAGATATTCGTCATTATGTTTTCCTAATTCATATAATTTACTATCACATTCATTAACCCAATATCTTTCATATTTATCATTAGACATGAACATAGAATCTAATATAGGATATTTATCTGCTAATAGTTCTCCTGTCTTTAAATCACATAATTTTCTTTTTCTATAATCATAAACCTCAACCTTCGGGATCTGCTGCGGATGCCGCATGTCCCAAACTTCTATCTTATTAAAAATTTCCATGCTGTTTGCACATAATTCTTCATATATATCTGAGATATTAAGATTCTCTTTAATTTCTTCCTCTGACTGAAGATATGCAAACTCATAGAACTTATCAATTTCTCTTTCACCATTCTTTGATGCAAGATATGCCTTATGCACATATCTATCTTCTTTCTTTAAATAATGTGCATCTGTTCCTATGACCATCTTCACATTAAAAAACTTTGCGATACTTCTTAATCTTTCATTTACTATATTCTGTTCGTGATTGTTTGCGGGAGCGCACTCTATATAAAAATCATCACCAAACCATTCCTTACACTTTAATATGAAGTTTCCTATATCATTTCGTGCGGCTTCCTGTGCGCGCGTGTCACCTGCAGCTTCCGCATTAATTAGAGCTAATGTCTGCTTTGAGACCTCACCACCAATACAAGCGGTGGTTGCTATTAAAGATCCTGGATACTTCTTGACTATTGAATCAAGATCATCATATGTTGTGACAACTCTTTCCATTCTCTTTGTCTCAAATATATTCATCCATGCGGTTGAAGATAATTCTCTTAATGCACGATGACCTGTCTTATTTTTTGCAATCAAAATAAAGTGATAAAAACTCTGATCCTTGTCACGATTAGGACATAAATAAATTTCATTTCCTAACGCAACTTTAAAATCCGGATGTTCTTTTTTTATCACATCATTATAATATATATTCACTTCAGGATGACAACAAAGGGCTTCATGGTCAGTTATAGCTATTCCAGCTAATCCTAATTCTATAGCCCGATCTACAAGTTTTTTAGGTTTGTTAATACAATCTAACAACCTTAGATTAGAGTACATCGTATGCGAGTGAACCTCAAAGCGCTTACACATTACTTTTTCTCCTTTTTCATTTTTCTATATATATTATAACAAAATTTTTATAAAAAGTCAAATGCGGAAGCCGCCTAGCTTCCGCAAAATACATTAGGAATTTCTTTAATTTCCACATCAGGATAAGCTCTTTTAAGCGAATCTTTATATTTTTCTATTACTTCTTTAGTTAAATATAAAGTTATTACACGTTGATCGTCAGAAATTTCTGCCGCCATAAGCAATTTATCATAATATTTTTCATCTAATTCCATAATTCTCTCCAATTGGATATTCTAACTCTTTACAATTAAAAAATTGTTGTAAACCTAATCTCTCGCTACAAGGATTGGTTGGTGCTTCATATACCATCAATACAAAGATAGGATCCTCTATCTTAAACATTTTCGCACAATGGTCAAATGCTTTATAAAGCTTGTCCTTGTCAACATAAGTTTCAAGTAAATATCGATATTCTTGCATAGTAGGACATTGGCATTCATTACCAAGCGGATCTCGTAAATCTGCATTAGCATACCAGCATTGTTCAGGTCCGTTGCAGCTATATTGTCCATAAGTCTGGACTATAAGCGGTTCATAGCGAAGCCCGCAGATAATACCTCTCTTATCTATATAATACTCTTTATCATCTTTAGGTCTAAACCATTCCGGATCTGACATCGCTGTCGAGATAGGAATCATATTCGGTTTAAAATTTCTTATTTGATAGAAGTAACTTGTAGCAAATTTCATTTTGTAGGATACCTCCCACCAACACACCTGTCTTGGTTCCAATGCCCTTTAGGACAAATGTAATATATATATGTATGATAAACAGGTCTATATTCATAAGGATCTAAATATCCACCAGTTAACCGATTAGTACATTCTTCTTCTAAAATTTCTTTCTTTTCTTGCTCGAAAAATTTTTCCTTATAGTAATCTTTACATTTAGGACACCATTTATATCCTTCTTGAATCTTTTTACGGAAAATATCTAAACATTCATCATTTTCTTTTTTTAAAGTTTTATATAATTCTTCAAACTTTTCAATTTTTTCTTTTACAGATAAATTATCATCTACTGCTATATCAGTATATTGTTCTCCAATCGTCATATTTTACCTCAATATTAATACTAATTTATCAACAGCTCTAGTACAAGCTGTATACAACCAACGTGCATGCTCTTCTATATTAAACGGAAAAGATTCTTCTACAACTAAAACTTTATTAAATTGACTGCCCTGCGCTTTGTGACATGTGATAGCATACCCAAAAGCAAATTCCATCGGTAAGGGTGGACAAATCTTAATTTTCTTTAATCTATATTCTGTAGAAGAATCAAAAGTTTTAATATTCTCACTTATTAAAGGCTTATCAAATACAAGATTTTTATAGTAATCTTCATTGTCTACAACAAGATTACCACATAAAACCTCAGTAGGTTCCCGTACAACAAATTTAGGATATTGTATTGTTGTTTCATAGCTATTAGCAAGATACCCAATAGTTCCATTTATAATAGGATCACCTTCTTGCTCGCTCATATAATCCCAATAATTTCTTAAACATATAAGCTTATCACCTTCAACAGGATAGATACCTTCAAATCCCTTGAGTTCACGCATTTGTTTATTTAGACCAAATCGCATCCTATTTGTAGCGCAAATAATCTGGTCTGCCCATTCCATCATTCCAGTACTTAATTCATTATGTTTAAAGATTTTTACATCCTTACCATCAAAAGTCTGAATAGGTTTGCCTTCACGAATTGCCATAGTTAACTGAATGATTTCTGATTCTGCCTCTTGTCTCATAATTTCATCAAGGAAAATATGAGGATTATCAAGTAAGTGGTTATCTTCATCCTTGTTAATTGGCGGGAGCTGGAAGGGGTCACCAAGGAATAGAACATATACATCATGACCTAGAAGTAAATCTACCAATGGCTTAGGAGCCATTGATACTTCATCTACTACTACTATTTTATAATCCAGCTTCATTTTAGCTATTTTCTTAAATCCGCCTCTAGGAAGCGGGAAACAATCATATAGAAGTTTATGAAGCGTCATTGCATTTTTATTACCTTTACTTCTTAAGACCTCTGCTGCCTTACCGGTGAATGCCGCATAGCAAACGAAGTCCTCATCAATTCCTATCTCTTGTATAATATGACGAACTAGGGTTGTTTTACCTGTACCAGCATATCCCGCAATAACTGTGTACTTTAAAAGTTGTTTATATCGAGTTACCGCCAACTGTAGCCCAGCCTTTTGTTTTTCATTTAATTCCATCTTTACTCCATTCTTCTACTCTTGCGCCCATTTCATCTAATCCAACTTTTCTATACCAAGCATTGATCCAATCTGCTACCAGATGTCTGTGACAAAACTCACCCGGTTTTTCATAGCAAAGAAGGATAATATCACGGGTAGGTTTCCCAGAATAAGTTCTTTTATTAGCTATCTGGCTAAGATCAAGTAAAACTTGACCGGGACTTAACTGGTCAAGAACTTCTTCTTGAAAATGCTCAATATAAAAATCATTATCGTGATTTTCTTTCCACTCACTAAAGAATTTCCATTTGGGTGCAAGTTTTTTATACCAAGCACCCTCATACCAATTAGGGATTCCGCCACAGATAGCAATCGGGATAGCATCTTCGGGAAAATTTTTCATTTGACCAAAATAACTTGTATAAATCATTTATTTTTCACCTCTTTTTATTTTCTATAATAATTATAACAAAATTTTTATAGAAAATCAATATTAAAAATAATACTTAGATGAATTAACGATCTCATAATCTTCTAACATAATTTGTGGAGTTACTCTACCACACCATTCATTTACTCCACAAGTACCTACAAGGTTAATTGTAGTAAATCCAGACTCATTTTTTAATTTCTCATATTCTTCTTGAGAAGATCCAAACTTTATAATTTCACACTCTGGAAGTTCGATACATATTGTAGGATTTTTATCAGGACTCTTTAGGCTAATCATATCTGCAGTGATCTTTAAATTCTGAATACCTACCTTAGATTCGAATACATCCTTACCCCATAAGTATCCCATTCTGGCAATGTCTTCAATTATCTGTCCATCTACAGAAGTTCCTTCCCAGAGATAATCTACTCTGTAACAAGCTTCAGTAGGTGTAAACTGAAGAACTGCATCAGTCTTCTTTAAAAACTCTTCTATGTTTTCTTCTTTTATACTTATACCAAATGCGCCCTCATGTCCAGCTACAAACTCCACTAGGCCGGTTCCCGCGCAAATTGATTTAAATTCTGTTATATCTGTAATGTCACATCCTCGAGCAGAACCTGAGTAATAAACTACTTCTTTCTCTTCAATACCAGGTCCCCAAGCTACTCCTACACTCTTAGGTGCTCTTCCGGTAGCAGCATACGGCTCGTCAACTTTTCGTGTATAATAATACTCTCCATCTTCACCAATAGAACCAGTTACAATAACTTGTTCTTGTTCTACTTTAATTTGCTTAGTTAGAACACACACTGGGCGCTGATATTTGCCCATAATTCTATTAGCTACTAAACCAGCTATGTTTGGATGAATCTGCCCGGGTTCTAGCTTAAATAAAAGAACTCTATGCTCTAGCATATTCTCTTCTTCTATTCTACGTTCAAGGAGCTCCAGACCTTCCTTTTCCGCCTTGGTCTGATGGTTCTTTACATTTGTGCAAGTCCGCAGTGCTTGAGCAAGAATAGTTTCCATTTCACCTAGTTTATGTCCACGTTTATTAGAAAGAACTTGTTCATTAGCTTTAAAGACTAACATTGATTCAAATACAAGTTTCTTTTCTTCCATAGTTCCACTTCGCACAATAGCATTAACTAATGGCGCTATATAGAACGCCGCACCCCATGAAGTAATGTGATCGCCAAGCTTGTACTCATTCTTTTTCCACATTCCATAAATAAAAGGATTAACAACATTATCGGGTTCAAAGCCTTTATTTATAAGATGCTTTGTTTCTATTGATAACAAACTCATCATATCTGCGGTGTTACCTAAAGCTACTAAATCAAGTAGTTTGTCTGTATAAAGAGTTGTTTGTCCACAATTAGTTTCAAAATATCTGCAAAATTGCCAAGTGACGCCTACACCGGATAAGAATTTATTAGGATAATTCGAACATTGATTATTAACTGTTATTGCCGATTCACTCATTCCGTGTTCAACATCATGGTGGTCAAGAATGATACACTCAATATCCTTGCTTGCTAACATTCTATGTTCTACATAATCATTGCTGGCGGAATCTGGACAAATAACTAAATTATATTTTAATGCAGTGTCTATACAATCTTTTAATCCATGCTGTTTCCCATCATGTATATACCAATCAAAATTGTTTAATACTGTCCCCGGAAAATAGTGATATAAAAAATTTAGTAATAAAGCAGCTGAGGTGAAACCATCACAGTCTGCATCTACTACAATTAAGATCTTAGATCCATCTATCAAATGGGTAGCTAAACAACGTGCTGCAATAACTATTGAAGGACCAAATAGTTGCGGATCATTTATATCATCATCAGTAGAATGGATATAATGTTGCATTTCTTGTTTATCTTTAATTCCTCTATTAAAAAGTATTTGTTCCATTGTTGAAAAATTTTTATTAGGTTCATTTAATAATCTTATGTTCATAAAAATATCCTTTCTTCAAATAATTGTAAGAATACATCTTTCCCTTTATCCGTAGGAGAATCTTTGTATCCTAACAAGTTCTTTGTATCAAACATAAAACTTATCTGAACCGATGCTCCATACTTCTTATGTATTTCTGTTAACTTCTTTGTCCATTTTTCCCATTCGGGATCTCCTATTTCTTTAAACTGTTTATCAAAAGCAACAATAATCTCTCTACAATCAAGTTGTGTTAATAACTGAACCTGATAGGACACAAGTGAGCTTCCGCATACCGCAACACTTAAATCATTTTCCAAACCGAAGTAATTTGCATATTGCAGTGTACTTTTTTCTCCCTCAAATACAAATGCTTTCTTTAAAGCTGATATATTTGTCTTACTGTTGTTCAAATTGTAAAGATTAAAGCCTAAGGCGTGATTATACATTTTCCCGCCAAGAATAGCCGGACGATATTTTCCATATTCCTCCCTATCTTTAACTAATGTTCTCTCTCTAACTCCTATCAAGTTCCCATCAATATCATAATGAGGAATAACAATACCATCGTTAACTGGGTCATAACATACCCCTCTAGCAATATAAATATCATAAGGGATGTTATCTTGTTCCCAAGATAGGATATGCGGGCGCGGATAATATTGTAATAAATTTTTATCAAGTGTCTTAAACTTTATTTCTTGTTTTTGCTTTTTATCTTCTGTGAGTTTATCATAATTCTTAAAAATCTGCCAATCAGCTAAAACTTCACCAAAAGCTTGTTCTTCTGTATCAACAGTAAAACCAAAATAATTTGCGACATACTTAATAGCCTGCGGGAGTGTCCACTGTAGATGCGTGTTAACTTCCTTATATTTCATCATAAGTTGATATATATCAAATGACTCTTCTGGACATTGTGTATAACATTTAAACAAATGTGTGTTATCATAATAATATAACTTTTGAGAACCTTCTCCAATAGGATTATGACAAAGTGTCTTTGAGATGAACACTTCGTCATTTACCCATTTTGGCTCTCCGCCTATTTCTGCAACGAAGTCAAATACTTGCTCAATCGTTAAAGAATTTTTTAATTCGTCCTTATCTATCATAATTATTTTTCCTTGAATTTTATTTGTGTATCTGGAATCTCTACTAATTCATAATTCATTTTTGTTGCAAAAATAGGGATAATCTTACAAGTTCCTCTATCTTCTTTACACCATAACCATATATTCTTCCAACGACCTCTACGATTCTTATAAATACTAATCTTGATTGTTGGAACTTCAAAACCTGAGTTAATAACTGTCTTTAATGCTTCAATATCTTTGCTTGTTGACTCTAACATAATCATACCAGCATCGACTTTATCTGCAATAGCTTTCGCACCACGAAGTAAGTTCTGATCATAGTTATCTGTATCTGTATAATCACCATTCAACTGAGTTGCTGATAAGATGAATACATCATTCTCAACGCAGATGTCTTTAAGACGAATAGCCATCATAAATAAGACATTATCTTCTCTTAGGCGGACGCCGCCTGACCGGCGCGTGATCTCTTCCAAAATTTTCATTGATGTATGAATATAATCAAGAAAGATATATCTTACATCATGTTCTCTCATATTTCTCTTAATTGTATTCTCAATATCTTGTAATGAGAAATCGGGAAGTTGTTCTACATATAGCGGGCTTGCCTTTAGGATATTTCCTGCACGGACTACTCGCTCCCATTCTCCCGCATAATATTCACCATTTAAGATATGTTCTTCATTAACATCGGCTATAAATGCAATCATCATTGTCTGAACTTCTGATAAATCTTGCTCTGTTGCTATAAAAGCTACCGCCTGAGATTTACCAATGCTAATCCATTTTTCTTCTTTACTATCATATCTTTGTTCACAAGCTATGGAACAAGCATCTGCGATCATGCTACGCGTCTTCCCCACACCAGTGGCTGCAGATCGCAGATAAAACTTACCAAATCTTGCTCCACGTAATATTGTGTTTATAAGAGGTCCAAACAACGGATAACCAATTTCTGGATTCTCTCGCAGAGAATCAAGTAACTCTAGAACTCCTTCACCCGCTTGTACACTCTCGCCAGACCCGTTGTCCGCATAAGTTGCACGGATGCGCTCTATTTTCTCATCTATTGTATCAGCTATTTTTTCAATAGCAATATTGTCTAACCAATCTTCTTGTTGTTGTTTCTTTTTTATATCAAGAATGTTATCTGGATCATATAACCATTTAACATCAATACCATAACTATCATACATTCTTAATAATGTAAATTTCTTTACTCTTGCATAATAGTAGTCAAAAGTTGATAACAAACTTTTATCTGATAGTTCTTGTAAATATTCAATTCCTTTGTTTGCTTTGAAGATCGCTAACTGTTTAGGTCTTTGTTCAAGATAATCTTCCACTGCGGCGGGTGTTATCTGCTTCGCGCCAAGCATATGTAAGTTAGCTACTGTTTCAAAGATAATTTTATGGAACGCTTCAGGGAAGTCATCATCTAAAAGATGATACTTATCTGTATTATCAAATATTTGTGGGTTTGTGTATATACCACCTAATACTTGAATAATTGCAACTACATCTACATACTTATTCTTCATCTTCCTCTATTGCCTCCACATCAAATAGTTTAATAGGTTTTCTTTTAGGTTCTGGATACTTAATCGTTACTTCCTTTACTTTTATATAATTGTTTATATCTTTATTTTCATTTACATGATTAGCAACATATAAATTATAATAATAATCTAATGCTTGATTATAAACATATGGAATAATACCAATTCCACCATTAGCTTTTGAAATATCATTTTTCTTTATATCATACCAATATTGTAAAGTTTTTAAAATACCACGATAAGTATAATTATTTTCTTCTTTATAATTTTTTATTTGTTTATTGACTAATGCCCAATTCGCATAATTCCCAAATTTCTGCACTATATAATCTTTTAATGCTTGAAGATCTTTTTGTTCTTGCGGAATTTCACTATCATGCTTTTCCGCACAAGTAGTATGGGCATAACGGTTTTTTATTTTTACACATGGTTCTGCGTTTCTGTCAAATTGTTGTCCGCAATATAGACACTTGACCATTGCTTTAGCCATCTAATCTTCTCCTTTTCATTATTCTCTATATATATTATAACAAAAATTTTATGAAAAGTCAAAAAAGGCGCCCAATATCTTGGACGCCTATTTATTTATTTCTTAATGCTTTTTAATTCTTCAACGATTTCTGCTATCAGCTCAACTTGCTGAATTGTGGCTTCGTTGACTTTCTTGCCGGGACCTAGAAGTCTATTAACTACATCTATAATTCTTGGCTGGTAGTAAGCTGGATCTTCTTCCATCATCTTCATTGTCATATCATTGAATTCAGAGATAAGACCTTCAAAATCATATGTTTTCTGTTCAACAACCTTTTCTCTTTCATCAGTTACATACTTGCCATCGTTCTCTGCAGCTTCCTTATCAATAGCATCATTAATAGCTTTAACAAGTGGCTCGTATCCCATTTCAATAACGGGAGCGATATACTTAAATCTACAACCAGTTTCAACTGAGTTATCAAGAGATCTAAGGATAAGTCTAACCTTTGCTCTGCCATCAGTATCAAGATAAGGCTCAGCATAAGCATAAACATCTGCTGCATTTTTTGCTATGTTGTTAAATGATGATGAACAAGTAGGAACGATCTGATTATATTTTGATCCATCTTTACGAACAAATTCTTTATCCTTATCATGTGAGATAAAGAAGATTGCATAACCCATTTGAGTTAACTCTCTTATTGTATCATCAAATTCTCTCTTTAATTTAGTCCAACCACCGCCATAAGGGATTTCACTAATGTTCTGAATACCATTCTGTGAACATACCCACTTTTCACAAAGCATACCAGCTATATCAACAGTATCGAAGATAAGTGTATCAAATCTTTCTCTTACTTCTGGTTTCTTTAATTCCTTGCGAACATCTCTCATATCTTTCCAAGATGTTATGTCCAGTGCAAGTACACCTGGCAGAGCATTATAACCTTTTTCAAAAGCTAACAGCAATGCCTTTCCTGCTTTAGATGCGGTAGTTGTCTTACCCGTTTTGGGTGCACCATAAATATATATAACATACCCACTAAGGTCTCTAGAGACCTTGTGGGGTTGTAATGATAGTAAATCTATCGCCATGGGCTATCCTCTCTTTCACTTAATTAAAAACCTGCAAACTGAGCTTTCTGTGCGGGAGCGGGAGCGGGAGCTGTTGTGTTACTAGGAGTTGCACTGCCGCTAGCCTGACCAGCAATATATTCATCGTGATTCTTCTGAACTTCTGCAAGATGAATTTCATATGCCTGTACTGCTCTCTTCACATCTTCTACTGTCATTGTATCTGGACTATCAAGTTCAAAAGTAGTAGGATTAGATCTATCAATAACCCATGCTTTAACTGTAGTTGTTGTAGGAATAACAGTAGGCTCACCAAATGCAGACTCTATAACTTTCTGAGTTGTTTTTGTAAGTGATTCAATCTTACCACTAACATTAGTATAAATAAGGTTTGAATTTGAAGCATCAAGACTTTCAAAGTAATCTCTACCATCACGTCTTTTTACAATAAAGGTTACAGGAATAGCTAAACCCTGATAAGTAAAAATTCTTCCACCAACTTCATCATAACCAAGATCATTTCCATCGGCATCTTCCATAGATGTAACTCTATTGATAATTATATCAACATTAAAGTCATTAGTCTTTTTCTTTTCAGGCTGAGGAAGTTCAGAAATAATATTGATAAAACTACCCTCATTTCTCATAGCGGCGATCATTGTTCCGTCTTTGCTTACAAAGTTATTAACTCCAATAGCACCCTTTATCTGAATCTTTAGTGCAGCATCCTTACCATCCTTAGCCCAAGTCTTGCCATTAGCAATAATATTCTTTACAATAGGATAGTTCTTATTTTTCTTAGGTGTCTGTCCCTCTTTTGCAGGATAACAATCTGCAATATAAGTAAAATTAACTGTGATTACATTTAATCCTTCTTCGTCAGTAGCTACTTTAATATCACCACTAACATAAGGGATACCCTTTTTTGATACCTTTTCTTCAAGTGTGTGTTCAAAAATACGACCAGATATTGTTTCTTCATTGATGTTTTTTCTCATTTGTTTTTCTCCTTAATTTTATTTAATTTTTATTTTCTATAAATATTATATCAAAAATTTTT